ATTGGCATATCGGTGGATTTGGATATAATGCTTTAGAAGCTGTTGAGAAAGTACTTGACTCTGCCTAAGAAATTTGGTAGTATAGACTAAATTAACGAGTAACAGAAAGTAAATTATGAAAGAAATATTATGGGTTGTTGGTGCAACAATCTTGATGTTATGGGTATTCGGTTCATTTATCCCAGATGCACATTCAAAAGAAGATTGTGAGTATGTCAAAATCGTTCAATATAAAGATGGTGATATAATCAATTCTAAAACTGAATATGCTTGTGATAGTAAACCAGAGATACTTATTCAATATGTGGAGAAAAAGAGTAAGGCAGAACAGATGGCAGAATTGTTCAAACCAATAAAACCATCTTCTAGTCCAGACCCAACACATTATTATGGGAATTATGCAGATGATAAACCAAAACTTATTGATGCATTGTTGTATGGGATATTTAACTAATGTTTAAATTTATTATGGGAATTGTGGTAGGAATAGTGTTGGTCACATACTATCCACAAATAACAACAACAACCACTAAAATGTTTGTAGATAGTGGTATTCGTGACCAAATTGTAAATCAACTTAACGAGGTGAAGAGTAATGATTAAAAATGTGATAATGGTAGGGGCCGTAGGGGCCTTACTTAGTGCTTGTGCATCAAATACAGGCACAATTGATACTGCAAAGAAACCAACACCCTTTGCAATAAAGAAAGCATATGAACATACTGCAAAAGTAGTAGAGGAACAAGTTGAACAAGTTCCCAAGTGGTATACTAATATGCCTGATGATAAAAATGCAATCTATTCTGTAGGTACTGCATTGTCACCAGAATTACAACTATCGTATGATATGGCAAACCTAAGAGCGAAAGCTATTCTTGCAGATAGGATTAATGGTAGGTTGAATCAAGTTACCAAATCATTTATGACAAAAGTAGGTTCTTCTGATTTAGATGCTTCTGTGATAAATGAGATTTCAACTGCAACAAAGAATATTGTTGCTGATGTTGATGTTGCTGGATATAAGGTAAAAGAATCAGCAATTGTTTCAAATGGTATGCAGTATCGTGTGTATGTTCTTCTAGAATATTCTGATGAAGAAGCACAGAAAATTCTTCTGAATCGTCTAAAGAGGGATAAGATGTTAATGTCTAAGATTAAAGCAAACAACGCTTTCAAAGAACTTGATAGTGATGTTAGTAAGATAAAAGAGTCTGAGACAGACAAACTAAATAAAATAATAGACGCTGGATAAGGAGAAGTATGAGATACAATAAATTCAACAAGAAGAACTTTCATAAGAAGGATAAATATCCTAGAGATGAAGGTATGACGGTAACGGTACGTCAGATTAAAGATAAAGATGGAAACTTAACATCTGACATAAATGGTGCAATGCGAGTTCTAAAGAAGAAACTAATGAAAGATGGTTTCTTCCAAGAACTAAGAGAACGTACTTACTTCACTAGTAAAGGTGAAAAGAAACGTAAAGCAAAAGCAGCAGGAAAAAGACGTTACCAGAAAAAAGTTGAAAAACAGAAAGCGGAGTTAGGCTATTGAGCGATAATGTCATTAAATTTCCAACGACATATAAAGGTAAAGATGCACCCAAGATTATTGATATGGATGCACATAGGGTTACTGAGGATTTAGACTTTTGCGATAATCTCGCAGAAGGTCTAATGATTAACCTTATACATAATGTGGGTGAAAATGGATTTGATATTAAGAAGGATAGGTTTATTGGTGATATAAGTTTTCTCAATGAAGTAGTTAAGAGTGCTCTTTATAGACAAATGGGGTTTGACCACCCTATGCAACACTTTATGGATTTGATTGTGAAAACTGAAACCAATGATGATAAGACTATAATGACTAGAATAAATTTGAACAAGATTGATGATATGCTTCCTCAATCGAAGGATGATGGTAACGGAGATGATATTAGTTGATATGAACCAAGTGACACTATCAAATTTGATGGTGCAGATTGGTGGACGAAAAGAAGTAGAACCAGACTTAGTAAGACACATGGTTCTGAATTCATTAAGAGGATATCGTAGAAAGTTCTCTGATGAGTATGGTGAACTTGTACTATGTTATGATGCTAAGAATAACTGGAGAAGGGAAATATTTCCTAACTACAAGTATAGCCGTAGAAAAGATAGAAAAGAATCTAAATTAGATTGGAATTCTATTTTCGATACTCTGCATTTAATTCGTGACGAATTAACAGAGTACTTCCCATATAAAGTATTGCAAGTAGAAACAGCAGAAGCAGATGATATTATTGCATCTGTCGTATTTCATGTTGCAAGAGAACCAAAGAATTACGAAAAGGTACTAATTCTTTCTGGAGACAAAGACTTTATTCAATTACAACAACACAATTTTGTAACTCAATATAGTCCAACCCAAAAGAAATTTCTTAACGGTGTAGACCCTACTACATATATTAAGACACATATACTTCAAGGTGATAGAAGTGATGGAGTACCAAACTTTTTATCACCAGATAGTACTTTCGTAGATGAGATTCGTCAAAGACCTATCTCAAAAAGAAAACTTGAAACTTGGATTGAACTTGAACCTAAAGATTTCTGTAATGAAGAGATGATGAGAAATTTTCATAGAAATAGAACTCTAATAGATTTAAATTATATTCCAGAGGAACTAGTAGATGAGTGTATACAATTATATGTAAACACACCTAATGGTGATAGAAGAAAACTACTAAATTACTTTATAAAGTATAAACTAAAAAACCTAATGGAGAATATTGGAGATTTCTAATGAATAGACCGTTGAAAACATATACACCACTTATGTCAGAAATTTTGACTAAAGTGAATAATGCAAAAACTAAAGATAAGAAAATTGCAGTTCTAAAAGAGAACGATAGTGAACCTCTTAGAATGCTAATCAAAGCATCTTTTGACCCAAAGATTGAATGGGTGTTGCCTGAAGGTGATACACCATACAAAGCAAATGAAGCGCCTGAGGGTACTGAACATACTTTACTTTCTCAAGAAGTAAAAAGAATATGGCACTTTATTAAAGGTGCAGATAGTCAAACACCTAGAATGAGAAAAGAAACTATGTTCATTCAGATGTTAGAAGGTTTGCATAAAGATGAAGCTACTGTTCTTTGTCATGTGAAAGATAAAACACTACATCAAAAATATAAAGGACTATCGGATAATGTTGTGAAAACAGCATTTGGTTGGACAGATGATTATTGGATGCCTAACGGTAATATTATTTGATTTGACTTGACTTTACGATATACTTCTGGTATATTAGTAAAATGATTCCAATATGGTCACCTCTCACTCTCTCTCAAAATGACCATTTGCGAATCACCCTTGGGGGTAGTGTAAAGCTACCCCCTCTTTTTATCGTTGCAAACCCTTGATTTATAAGGGAAAAAATAATACTTGACATTACTCCATTTTTAGTATAGAATGATAATATAATGAAAAAAGAGAGAAAAAAGACTATGAATTTTGTGAGTGCAAAAGGTGGTAAAAAGCATCAAAGAGATATTGCTATTACTACTGTACACCAAATGATAGCAGATTTACTTCCTAGATTTAGAACACTTGATATTGAAGTTGTTTTTAGAACATTCAGTAAAAAAGAAAATGCAGTTGGTTTCTGTGGAATGACAGATGACAATCGTACTTTTGAAATAGAGGTTGATACTAAGATGGGTATCAATGAATTAGTTACCACTATCTGTCATGAGATGGTTCATGTCAAACAGTATGCAAGAAATGAAATGACTGACGAATGTGTTCAGTACGGTGCAGCTACTTGGAAGGGTAGAAAAGTAAATCCAAAAACTACTTACTACAATCTTCCTTGGGAGAAAGAAGCATACAGATTGCAAGATGTTCTTGCATTACAAGTTTGGGAAAGTGGAGAAATATAATGTTTAACAATGTAGGAAATCCGATAGTAGGTTTTGCAATTCTGGAATGTACTCCAGACAAACAACCACTTCTAATATCAACCCATCAATGTTTGGGTAATGCAGAAGAAGAAAAGATGGTTCTAAATGAGATGGCCGAAGGCACTGACGCCATGTTTATTATCAGAGAAACTTTCGGTTGTATGATAGAAAGTACTTGACTTTGTTGTCAGAACATGGTATAGTGATTCTATAAGATGAAAAAAGAGAGGTTATTATGAAAATTACAGCAGAACAATTTGTCGAGTCACTCGCAAGAATGTCAGATGCAGAAAAACAAAAAGCTGCAAATCTTCTTGTGAACAAGTGGTTTCACTTGACACAATCATTCACTGGTATGGTTGA